AAAAATACAAAAAAAAAAAAAATAAATAACGCTACGAAAACTATTAATGTTTTGGATGCTTTAAATAATATAAATGATACTAAAAACACTTCTAATAATTCAGAAAATGTAGATATTGCTAAAAACAATTATGATAATTCTTTAAACATTGAAGAAAATAATATAAATGAAGACAAAAGTTCGCTTGTTGATAAATATATGTCTATTATAAATAAAAAACACGTTAGAAATGTTGAGGAGGAAAATATAGAGATGTGTAAACAATGTAAAATACAAATGACATGTTTACAACATGACGCTATAATTATTTGTAATAATTGCGGATATCAAGAATTATTATTAGTAGAGCAAAATAGACCTATACTTAAGCAAAATACAAAAGATACATCTCATTTTTGTTATAAAAGAATAAATCATTTCCGCGAATGGTGTAATCAAGTACAAGGCAAAGAAAGTACAGATATTCCAGACGAAATTTTTGAAAAAATCTTGGCAGAAATTAAAAAAGAAAAGATACTTGATTTAAAAAAAATAACATATACCAAAATGCGAGATATTTTGAAAAGATTGCGTATCAATAAGTATTATGAGCATATTAATTATATTATTAACAGAATAAATGGAATACCTACTCCGCAATTTAGCCCAGAATTAGAAGAAAAATTATGTAGTATGTTTAGAAGTATTCAAGCCCCATTTTTAAAGCATTGCCCTAAAGATAGAAAGAACTTTTTATCTTATAGTTACGTTTTATATAAGTTTTTTCAAATTCTCGGTTTAAATGAATATTTGCGCTATTTTCCTCTATTAAAAAGTAGAGAGAAGTTATACGTCCAGGATCAAATATGGAAAAAAATATGTATTGATTTAAATTATGAAATTATTCCATCTCTTTAATATATATAATATTTATAATAATTTATAATATTTATATTATTTATAATATTTTATAATATTTATATTATTTATAATATTTTATCTATTGTGAAACCCTCTTTTAATCCTATACCATCACACGAACATTTCGATATTAAAGGTGAAAACATGTCTAATATAGAATAGGTACATGCGGCCGACAAACCGAGTATCCATAATTCTCCAGCGTCTAAATTATTATTAGGTAACATTGATGCTATATAAACGACAATAAAACCTAAAAATATATATTTAAACAATTTTGTCAATGAATCATTGATATTGATTTTTTTTTCGTTCATATTCTTATTATAATATTATAAAAATATATATAAGATTATAGATATATTAAATTATTATAATATGACAAGTGAAACGCAAAAAATAGAATTGGTAGAAACTCGCGTAGAGGACCATTTAGACGAAGATAAACCTATCAGGGGGCAAAAATATGTTCTTTTATCATTTATTAGCCCAGAAGATGCGATTATTAATAAGGATGTTTTATATTTCAGTAAATTCATTGAAAGTTTTTCAAACAATGTTAAAGAAATTTTTGATACTATTAAGGATAAATATCCTGATTCAAAGGATTTGATTGATAATGTGTTTGAAAATCATAAATATATTTTGAATGCCGACGAATTAAATGAGCAATATAAATTCTTCAAATCTGTAAACGGCCAAGATTTAGATAATTCATATAATGAAAAATATGGCGCGGTTACTAGTATTCGCGGTGTTAAAGTAAGAGGCTCATTTGAAACTATTGAAGAAGCAAAAATCCGCAGTGAATTTCTTAAAAAACTCGGGGATAAATTTCATATTTATGTTGCCGAAGTGGGATGCTGGTGTGCTTGGTCTCCTGATCCCGAGTTTATTAATAATATTGAATATTCAAATACTCAGCTCAACACACTAATGAAAGAATATAAACAAAATATGGATGATAAAGACGCTTTATTTGAAAGTAGAAAATTACAAAGCATTCAATCATCAATCAATTCTCAAAAAAATCAAACTCCCGTAGATGCTATTAATGAAGAAAACGAAGATATTACAAATACAAATGTGGATTTATCAAGTATCAAGGAAGGTATAGAAAATGTAGATGTATGGTCTGAAAGAAAACTTGAAGAAAATAAATAATTTACTTATTTTAGAGGCTGATAATTATTGATATGAAAGCAATAGCCATATTTTTATTATTTGTAGGGTCTTTACTTATAATACAAGGGTATTATAATCAAAAAAAAATATGTAAAAAAGACAAGGTCGTTGTTAAATATGTGCCACGAAGTATTTACGAAGACCAATTAAAACCCGCTGAAAGTCTTCAAACTTTTTATAAAAGTATGTTTGAAGATGTTATTTTACCATAATATAGTTTATTTTTTATCCTTAATATTATTAAATGGAAATATTAAGAAATATAGAAAAAAATATTATAAATATTAGTAATAATGATAAATATGATGTAAATGATACTATATTATTAAAAAATAATATAAAAGAGTATTTTACATATATTAATGACAAGGAAAATATAATAAATGAAAAAAAAATAAAATATAATGAGCGATATGAAAATCCGCGAATTAAACAAGAATTAGAATATTCTAAATATTTAAATGATAAGCGAGAGTTATTAAATATTTTTGAAGAAGAAAAGACTAAAATGGCGCTATATAATTATTTAAATCTTAAGAGGCCAAAATACAATGATATAAATTTATATTCTTATGAAAATATTAATTTAATAGAAAAGCGAAAAATAGATAATATATTACACAAGGATATAATTAAACCTCCTATTAAAAAAATGAAACCAGCTAAAGTATGTCCCGAAGGAAAAGAAATAAATCCTTTAACTGGAAATTGTGTTAAAAAATGTAAAGATGATGAATTAAGAGATTTAGAAACTGGTAAATGTAAAAAACTCAAGAAAGAACCCAAAAAAGGACTCAAGAAAGAACCCAAAAAAGGGCTCAAGAAAAAGGAAAAGGACGACGCAAAGGATGAAGTAAATGATGAAGCAAAGGATGAAGTAAATGATGAAGTAAAGGATGAAGTAAAGGATGAAGTAAAGGATGAAGTAAATGATGAAGTAAAGGACGACGTAAAGGACGACGTAAAAGATGAAGTAAAGGATGAAGCAAAGGATGAAGTAAAGGATGAAGAAAAGGATGAAGTAAAGGATGAAGAAAAGGATGACGTAAAGGATGAAGTAAAGGATGAAGTAAAAGATGAAGTAAAAGATGAAGTAAAGGATGACGCAAAGGATGACACGGGAACTAATATTAAAGTTAAAAAGGCTAATAATATAAAAGGCAAAAAAGATGATAGAAAGGGCGACGCTGCTGAAGCGGGTGATAAATGTTCTGATAAAAAAATAAAAGAATGTGAGCAAATTGGTAAAAAATGTAATCCTAAAACAGGTAGATGTATAAAAAAATAATGTATTTATAATTTAATTAATATTGCGTTTTAATATAAAATATCAAAATATAATATTTTATTAGTATCGTCTAATAATGTCTACACCAACAAAAACATTACCTGTTAATCAAAATGTTAAAACATTAGAAAATAATGATGTTAATGATCCAATAGTTCAAGATGTATTAAATGAATTTCGCGAAGAATATTCTTCAAAAAATAAAGTAGAAAATAATATTGTTCAGCAAAAATATGAAGATATGCGAGAATATAATCAACCTTCTTTACAGCAACAGCAACAACAGCAACAACAGCAACAGCAACAGCAACAACAACAACAAAATGAATTAAATAATTATAATATAATAGATAATTATCAACAGCAACCGCAGCAGCAACATCAGCAACATCAGCAACATCAGCAACTTATTACAGATATTGATAAAAAAAACTATTTTGATATTGAATTAGTAAAAAAAAATTTAACTATTGTTATATTAGTTTTATTATTGTATAATACCCCGCTTTTTAATACTATTTATGAAAAAATGCCAGAATATTTATATGATAATTTAATGGCATGTGATATATTTATTAAATCAATATCATTATTCAGCTTATTATATGTATTAGCATTTTTTAATTATATTTAATATTTTCTATTGCCTCCATATTTATAAGAATAGTTTATAACTTCGTCTTTACTTTTAATACTTGGAATAGAAAAAAATTTATATATGAAAAATACTCCTACGATAAATGTTAAAAATATTGTAAATATGGTAGAGCTGAACAATAATTTATATGTAATATTATCATAATCATTTTTCTTAATTACAACTAACGATAATATTACGGCGGTATATAATATTATAATTAAACTATAAATAATTATAAATAAATATAGATTGCTATTATAACTATAACTCCACATTAACGCTATGACAACTATAATTGATATTATGGCATATCCAAACATAATAAATGTGTTTTTAACTATTTCGTCATTTTCATCTTTAGAAACAAATCTTTCGTTTGCCATTATATTCTAATTATCAAAGAGATTTTTAAAATCAAGAGTTCCATATTCTTTGTTATAATTATCAAAACCACGCAAATGATAATTATCTGTATTTAATCCTTGTGATTTATAAACAGGTATTGATTTATATTCATCTGGCAAGACATTAATATCAGATATTTCATTACTATATATATTATTATCAAGTATATTTGTTTGTACTGCTACCAAATGTTGCGGTGTAATATAAGGTTGTAATCCTTGTGTGATAATAATATTATTTTTAATGCTATTATCACTATTAACACTATTAACACCATTAATGCCATTAACACTATTAATGCCATTAACACTATTAACACTATTAATACCATTAATGCTATTATCACTATTAACACTATTAACACCATTAATGCCATTATTATTTTTTCTTTCTGGATATTCTAATGAACATTTATTACCAGAGCACATATTATTAGGTTTTTTATTAGTATCTTGATTTATTTTTTCATCTTCTTTATTTTC